TTTACATTTCCCCACCAAGATACTTCATAGACTTCTCCCCACCCTATTAAATTTAAAAACCATTGTATCATTATACGAAGCAGTTAGGTTGTGATTGATTATGTATTGTTTGTTCATTGTCATTATCTCCAAAATAACTACTGCAATAAATCTCTCCCCAATTTATGCTGTTTGCCATTGTTCTTGATTTGTTTTAAATAAGCTTCTAACTTTATTATATTACTCTTTTTAGGCTTATATGTTTTAATTTCCTTTTTCTCCATTACAGAACCCAAGAATGAAAGTTTACATCACGATCTGGATACATTTCACCATTAGTAGACTCATTGTACTCTGGATAGTCTTGGCTATAGAATCCCATATAGTCCACAAACCTACGAGTATAAAACTCTGCGGTTTCTGTTACCCTATTAAGCATAGCATTCATCTCTTCTAAAGAGATTGTCTCTGAGTTTTCGCTTCTATGTTTAAATACACCTCCATTGCTAATCTGATACATAGCAAAGGGCAAATAAGCACTTTGCGTAAACCAAACAAGCATAGGCTTAATATACACATCAATCAAACTCTTATATTTAGCATTTGCAACTAAATCAATATCACCAGAAATAACTAAAGCTTGTAATTTGTTGTATAATTTACCTCCTAAGTAATTCTGTATATGAGTGTCTTGTGCTACCTCAATAAATTGTATTAACTTATCACCATCAACATTGCCGTCAATGATTGACTTTCTCTTTAAATCGTTTAGTGTTATAAAAAGTGCCTTCTGTGCCATATTTACTTAGTTTTTGGATATGCTCCTCTATTCGGCATATCTGTAGGTCTTACTGGTACTTCTTTAGGGTTTGTTGGCTCATTAAAGCCATCTTTTACAGCATCTGATGCCTCTACTTCTGTATCAGCACTTACTTTCTTCTTATAAACCCTTCTTTCCCAAAAATGATGGCAATTTACACCGCCTTTATATTTAAATAGGCTATAATTTTGTCCATTATGACCTAATTCTTTGTTTAATCCTCTGAACGACATCTGTGAGATGTCTTCTTTTCTAAATACTATCTCTTTCTTGCTTAAAGACTCTAATTGCTTGCAGAATTTACGGCTATTCTTAGACTCTCTAACAGGAGAATAAGCATATCTAACCTTATACCCAGAGTTGTCTTGAGAAGACCTTGCAGAAGCCTTAGAATCGCTTTCTGTAACCGCTAAAGCAGTTAAGTCAAACTCTTCGTTATCGTCTCCTACAGCCTCTGAATGAACAAGCTCCCAATCAGAGCTAATTACCTCACCCATCTCTTCTAATTGAGCGTATAAGTCATCTCCTTCATCGTCAGAGAAGTCAAGTTTAGCCTGGGAAGATAATTTCTCCCCAGTCTCTTCTTCTTTTCTAACTTTAGTAGATATGTTGTCTAATTCTGTGAACTCTATTGGTTGTAGTGTTACAAAGTATAAGTTTAAGAATATATTGTTAAATTGCAGTATGTCTTCCAAGCCATCTAAAATGGCTTGTTGGAACGGTCTAATAACAATGTTATCCATAAGGATAGAAGCTGTTCTAAGCTCTTCTGCATTGTTACCAAAACCAGTATTATCCTTAATACCCAATAAGATTGGAGATACAATACCGTGACCAAGCATTATTTTCTCTCTACTCTCATCAGCTAAGAACTGATACTGAGCGTGAGCATCAGGTAAATGTATTGGCTCTAAGTCAGCCTTAGTTTCAACACTCTCGTTAAACGTAAGTATAAATTTACCAGCATTTGAAGAGCCACTAAACTTCTCCATTATCTTTCTTTCAATTAACTCTTGAGTTTCCTCATTAGGAACACCATTATTGAAGTTAATCAATAAAGATGGCTGTAAGCCATTCTTTATGTTGTTTATGTGGTAGTTTGATACTTCTTCTTCAAGTGAGCAGTACTGTAAGCATCCATTATAATCAACTGGAGCATAGTAGTAGAATCCACTTCTGTATGGCTTGAATATATATAACTCAATAACATCACCTTTTCCTCCATTGCCAAAAGTAGGTATTCTTTTAGGGTTATCAGAAGGCTTTATTTCAGCCCATTTAGGATGATAGTAGTAAGCATTGATCTTACCATCTTTAGCCTTCTCTGCTCTCAATGTCTCCATTGGAAAGTGTAGTACTTTTACTATACTTGTCTTTTGTTTGTTGTATACTACTTGAATTGCAGCTTGACCAAGCATCTTATAGTCATTGGCTACCCTCTTAATCTCTCTTGATTTAAGAAGCATTTTCATTTTAGTATACATCTCTGGTTTAATGTCAGAGTCCGTGGCTTCAAGGCCACGGCCATATATCATATCAACAATACCATTAATACAACGAGCATTGGTAGGACTACCCAAGTATTTATCTATTAGGTTGTCAAAGTAGTCGTTATCTTCGCCATATTGAACCCAATCCTTACCATAAACCTCCTTAACAGTTGGTGTTTGGTATCCAGACAAGTTTACGATCCTTGTAGAACCTTGTACTTTCTGTTTTGGCTGTATTGTTACGTTTCTGTGTTTCATATTATAATACTATATATTCATCATCACCATTACCAGCATATTCATTGTATTTATTGGTATTTATAGTGTGAACAATCTCATCATCAGTTTGGCTTGTTACATAAGCCTTATCTCTGTAAAATAAAGAGCCTCCTCTTGTAAACTCTAAATAATATGCGTTTTCCTCAGATAGTATACTAAATGCAATATCCATATATACAAAATTACTATCGCTATCTGGAATCGTTGCTTCAATATCTGTAATAGTCTCAGATTTGTTTGTGCCATCCTCTGTTATTGTCAAACTAACATTAGTAAACGATGCAGCTACAGTTGGAAATTCCCTTGGAATAACTGCAATGGTTTGAGCATCTGTACTTGGTAGTAATCTTATCATAATATGATAACTGAAAAGTATGTTTTTTGTTTTAAATAGAAAAGGGAGGGCTTATGCCCTCCCCCCTTTCTGTGTTTAAGAGTACTGTGTTTAAACTTGAACTGAAAACCCTGCGTCAGCAAGAGTATCGTCTGTTTTATTAATAAAGTTAGCAGGAACTCTTTCCATTCCAGTTAACGTAAGTGTGTAACCACTTAATTCATTCATTGCACCACCAGTAACGATAGTACCTCCAGTAACATCCATTCCGTGTTCTAATCCAGCTAAAAAGAAGTTTCCATTGTAGTCCTCAACAATAACTTGAGGTCTTCCGTAAGAAAGTAGTTTGATTTCTTTGTGATCAGTAATTGATAGCTTTTTTAATGTAACTTCTAATACTTGCTCAAAAGCAGTAGTACCAGTAGCTCTGTCTGATTGGATATTTTGTGTAAATGTTGATGTTCCTTTAATTTCGTATTTGTATGCATCTGGAGAACCAGCAACAGCATCAATAACATCTTCATTTGTAACATTTGGGGTTGTGCCAGTTATAGTGCCGAAGTTTACAAAGTAAATAGCATTTAAACCACCTACTGAGTCTTTGCAAGGCTCTATGCGACCACTTGATAAATTACAAGACATATTTTTATATTTATAAGATTAATTAAAAAAGGGTAGGCAGGCTTTACGGCTTACCTACCCTTTTATTTTTATTTAAGTGTTACTTATGCAGGAGTGTAAAGAACGATATCAGAACCGATTCCGTATTGTACACCAGCTGTTAGTCTCATTACGATTCTCACATTCTGAGATCCGTCAATATCCGCCATATCAATAACTTTTACTTCGTTGTGGTCAGATAATAAACCTGTACCAAAGTATAAGTTAGATTTTTCAGCAGCTACGATGTAGTTACTTGCAAGTCCGTTAGCAACAAAGATTTTAACTCCATCAAAAGATAAAGAACCATTGTTCCACCATTGAGTACCTTGTGCGTTTGTACCAGCAGCACCTAATCCAGAAGCTCCGAATCCACCTAATGCTCTAACGTAAGCTCTTGCTACGTTTTGAGATACATATAAGTATAAGTCTTCTTTTCCGTATAATTCAGCAGGAATAGCATCAACAACTTTACCTAACTCAGCGATTACGTTAGCAGCAGTAACAGTAGTTCCTACTACGTCAGTTACGTCTCCGTCAGCAGTCATTAAAGTAACTAATCCGTCAAACTCACCAGCAGTAGCATTAGTACCAGACCAGATGTTAGTTTCGTTCTTTTGTGCTACTTTAGCAGCAACGTGAGCGATTAAGAAATCAGCAAATGATGGAGGTAAGCTATCAAAAGCAGATACTCCCATTTGTACAGCCTCCCAGTCAGAACGGAAGTCTTTCTTACATAATTGTAAGTTCACTTGAAACTCTTCTGGTTGGATAATTCTTTCAGTTAATGTAACAGTTGATGTAGGATCAAAGTCACAAGTTGCGTTTTTAAGTACATCGTCAGTAGCAATCTTTTTGATTACTTCTTTGTACTTGATGTTTGGTTTTACTTCAATTCCACCATTTTCAATGGTAGAAGCAGATAATAATGCAGCAGAAATATATTTTCCAGCAAATTCACCTGCGTAAGTAGTAGTGATAGATGTGTTAGTTGCCATTTTGTTTATTTAGAGATTTTAGATAATACTAAGTCAAATGTTGTAGCGGCTCTTTTTTGAGCATACAGGTTTAAATTTCTTGAACCAACTACCTCTTCTGGAGAGTGAGTTAATTCTTTTACTTCTTCTTGAGCAGATAACTCAGTAGCCTCATCAGCTAACTCAGCAGGAGCATCTTTAGGCTCCTCTGTACTCATAGATTCCATAATTTGGTCATACATAGCTTTCATTTCAGCCATTGCTTGAGCCAACTCTTCTTTAGTAGCATACTTGTCTTCGCTTTCAACAACATCTTCTACGATGTCTTCAGCAGCCTCCGTGGCTGGCTCCTCAGCTAAAACCTCTTGCTCCTGCTCGGATAAAACTACTTCTTCTTGTACCTCAATAGCTTCAGCAGCTACTTCTTCAGGCTTAGAAAGCAGAATCTCCTTGAATTTGTCAACGATTTCTTTTGCGTTCATATTAATTGGTTTATTTATTTACTAAATATGTTATGATAACTGATATACAACTTATTGTTATATTTTCAACTATCCATTGCTTCTTGTGATGACTCTTACTCCGTCATCTTTCTTAACTTCTTGTACTTCTACTTTTTCAATCAGAGGCTTTGGAGCCTCTTCTTTCTTTGCTTTACTTTTCTTACTTTTAAACATTATTCTGAGATTTTAGTTATACTTCCTATTCCTTGATTAATCATATTTCCTTTACAGCATTTAGTTGAGTAGGTTCCATTCTTACAAAGACATCCTCTCTTGGATGACTTTGGGCTTGTTCTACTTGGTGTTGCCTTCATTTTGTTATGCATAGCTTTGTGTTTTCTGTATAAAATATTGAATGTCCCAAACTGTTGCACTATCTCCGTGTGATTGTATTTTTATATTAGCACCATTATCTATAAAATTTTGGTCTATATAATATTGAAATGTATTGTGAAATGTTTGTGTTGTAGCATTACCTTTATAATAACCTAAAGAAACATTTAAGTTTTCAAGTAAACCACCTCCATTTTCAAACCATAAATCTAAATGGCATTGGTTAGCGTTTGGTGTCGCACTCTTAAATTCTATTGTTATAATATAAACGTCATTTAATGCGCTTGGTATTAACCTTTGTGTAGCGGTATTGTAATATTCTTGCGTAGGGTCGCTTTTTGTTTTAGCGGTTCCGTTGTTAGGTAAAGTAACAGGCGTTTCATTTACTAAAGACAAGGGAAGTGCTTCGGTGTATTGTGAATCTTGGTATCTTACCCAACCTAATCCACTACCTTCTCCACTTTGCGGGTATATCTTTCTCCAATCGCCATTCCATACTTGCCATACACCGCTTTCCGTGATCACCATAGCACCCTCTTCTATGTTAAAGGTCAATCTTTCAGCATCGGTAGTTTGATGTGCGTGTACTTTATAACTTGTGTTATTACTTGTCATCCTCTTCTTTGTATATTGTTAAACATAAGTCAATCAGAGGCAAGTATAAAACGTGATCAATAGTATTGGTCTCGTTATACTTGTATGTTCTAATTCCGAACAATATTCCAGGGTAAAACCCTATGGTAATTTCCCATCCGTTAATCATTGTCTATCTTTTTAAGTTTAGATATAGCCCAGTTAACTCCTGCTGAACCACCCCAAGCATCCCACATAATTCCTCCACAACCTTCTGAGTAAGGAACGTCTTTGTTTTGTTGATGTCTCTTGAATGATGCCATCCTTGCTATTGTTGAACGGCTTATTGGTTGTCGGCTCGCAAGTTGACTTGCTCTCCTCCATCCTACTGATGTCCCGCAAGAACTCCCATTCTCTTTTTTCCATTCTAAGGCTCTTTTAGCATTGTTTACAGCAGCATCTGGATAATCACTATAGCTTTCCAATTCTACACCATAAGAAGACAGCATAGCGTCTTCTAAGTCATATAAAGTAGCTATTGCATCTAAATCTTCTGAAGAGAAGTCCTCTTCTACAGATTCATTTGGGCCATCTAACTTATCAGCAAAGAATCCTTCAATAGAGAAGCCTTTTACTTTACCTTCTTTTACATAGTTATCCCATATGTCATCATTGTTTACCTTTACAGATACCATCCAAGTACCTTTGGGCAAGCTAAGACCATACTTCTTAGATTTGTCTATTTCAGAGTCTTCTATAATCCAAGACTCTACTACAGACAGTCCTTGTATATCTACTTGATGCTCTAATGTTGAATTATTCTGCTTACCTCTTGATAAAAACAACTCTGAAGCCTTCTTAACAGTATCTTCACTAAAGAAAATGTTATATTCTTCTTCTCCATTAGTTCTGTATATTTTCTTATTAGGAATAAGAGCTGGCCCCATAAGTATTCTCTTCTCAGCATCTACTTCAGCCAATTGGACTTCGTGCTTCTTTAAAGCAATGAAGTCCTCTTCTATAGCAGGATTCTCAACAACAGATATAGCTTCTATACCGCTGAATTCATTTTCCTCGTCTATGTATAATTCAATTGTTTTCATACTATGGTAACTAATTAGTTTACTTTTTGTTTTAATTAACCTAAACTTGCAGAGCCTATAATGTTTCTTTCCATCTCTTGTGCTGTAGATACATCCTTGGATACTACATAAGTCTTTATTGGTTGGCTTAGTTGTCCTTTAACTGCTTCAGCTAATTGGTTTGATGCGGACTGACCTACTATATTAAAGTCTGGAGCTTGTACTTGATTACCGCCACTTGAACCAGTTCCAGCACCAGCACCAATACTTGATTGACTTGACACAAACTGTTGTTTAGAAATCATAGCTACTTGAGCAAGACCAGCACCAATAACTGCAATCATACCAGCTATCCTTGCAACAGAACCTCCTTCAGTATCTTTCAAAACACCAGCAGCTGCAACAAAAGTAGAAATAGTAGCTTCCGCAATAGCAGCTGACTTGTTTGCTTTAAACCTCTTCTTTTCTATTGCTTCTTGTTTAACCCTAAGAGCTTCGTCATTTTTGGCTATTTGATCTTGTATGCTTCTTCTTTGGTCGGCGGATAGTTGTTCGTTTGCAAGCCTTTCTCTTAATTGATTATTTAAAGCAGTAGTCTTATTTTGCTCAATATCAATTTCCTTTTGATAGGCAGCATCTATATTGTCTGCAATTCCGCTTACAGCAGCTCCTACAGCTTGAGCTACTGCTATTTGATTATTTAATCTCTCTTGTCTTTTTTTCTCTGCTTCATTAGCTAAATATTCATCAGCTTTTTTTGCGTTTTTCTCAATTCTTCTCCTTCTTTCTATATACTGTTCAAAGGTTTCTATGTCTTGTTTATAGAATTTCTTTGTAGTAAGCTCAAGGGCCTTTTGAACTACTCTCTTACTCTTATGTATTTCAGAATCATAGTATAGATTTATTTCTCTTATTACTTCTTTTCCTGCCTTTAATTCTTTAGCTTCTTGTAGAGAAGCGGTTCTTTGAAGCTCAAGAACTTCTTGTTTAGTAGCTGCTTCAGACTCAAGTCTTTTTTGTCTCCATTTATTAAGAAAATCAGTTAACTTGTCTATTCCTTTTTCGCTACCTGCTATTTCTGTTATTTTGTTCTGCCAATAAACAATTGCTTTACCAGCGGCTTGAAACTCTTCTGCCGTTGTTGCTGAGTTTTGCTGAAAATCCTTTAATCTTTTTATATACTCTTTATAAAGAGAAATTGTTTTTGGGGCATTTAGTCTTCTCTCTAATTCTTGTTGATTAGACTTTTCTAATATGCTTAGATATTCATTGTCAAGTCTGTTTCTTTCCTCATTAAGTTCATTTAATTCTTTAGTGTTTTGTGATATAAGTTTATTAAGGATTATTTTTCTTTTTCCTTCTTCTATCATTAATGCATCTAAGTCGTTCCCTTCTCGTCTGTATTCAAGAGCTTGCTCATCTAATTCTTGTAATGATTTTTTGAAATTGAATAACTCTTCCTCAAGCTTTTTTCTTTTATCTGCTTGTGCTATTTCTACATCTACAAGCTTTTTGTTAGCAGCCTTTAATGCTAATTCGGTTTTTCTTAATTCTAACTCTTTTTCCAACAATCCATTCGCATCTCCCTTTACGTTTATAAGGGCTTCAAGAGCCTCAGTCTCTTCGCTTATAGAATCAGTCAATTCCTTTGTTGCCTTAGAAGCTCCTTGGTTTTTAATTGCAAAGGATTCAATAACAGCAATAACTGTTTGAAAAACAACAATAAGACCTAACGGCCCCATTAATGCAGACCACAATGCTCTAAGTCCGTTTCCTAAACCTTTTGTCGTTACAATTAAAGTTGTCATTAAGGTTGCTAACTGAGACAAGTTGTTAGCCATACCTCTAATTCCATAGTTGGAGTCAGAGATAGTTCTACCAAGTTCAACTACAGTTGCTCCAGCGAGACCAGTCTTATCTATCATAGGGTTTAAACCCTTTGTAGTGGTGTTTTGAACTTCTTTGTTAAGTCTTTTTACAGCAGTTTCTGCCTTAACGAATCCATTGGTAAGACCATCTATGGCAATTTTACCACTTTGTACATCTACTTGTACCTTATATGTTACAATATTTTCTGCCATCTTATTTTACCTTGTAATTGTTGCGTTTTATATTTGCTCTAAGATCCTTCCAAGAAGAAGGAGCTTGATATTTCCCTTTTGCAATATCTATGTCCTCATCTCCAACATACCAGTCAGAAGAATTAAGTAAATCTATTATATTTTTAATCATAAGTCTTCTATTAGTTCTATTTGGCTCTTACCAGTAGTTAGATTTGATGTTACTGAGTTTATTTTATATTGTTTTCTTCCGACTATAAATCTGTCATTTAATTTGTAATTACTAATAACACTCATACCCAAGTTAACTTCAAACTTAGTTATTCTGTTTCTGTAGTCATATACAGAGTTTATATAGTTATTATGAAAATTAGCAAACAAAGATTCAGCATTATATAGCAAGTTGAACTCATCATTCTCCTGGTCAAAGTTTAGCGTTTGACTTTCATCTGCTTTGACGTTACTTGCTCTAACATAATTTGCTAATGATATATATCCAGTATCAGTAAAATTCTTTAAGTACAAAGGTTTAGCTCCTTGACCTTGCAACACTCTGTAGAATATTAATGGACTACCTTTAACAGTATTCTCATCTTTATCTACAAAGTAACCATAACAAGAATTAGTATAAACATCATCGGCCAAATCTTGTAATCTTTCGTATATTACTTTCTCAAAAGGTATCGTTGTTAAGTAAGTTTGCCCATCAATGTATTGGTCATTGTATACTACCTTGAATCTTTCGGAACCAAACTCATTATTATTCCTATCATTAAATTCGTTGGCAAGAAATGTAACAGGTGAACTAAACTTATACTCAATCTCATTATAAAGAGGCATTCTTTCTACAATAGAATCACCTACATCAACATATTCAGTAATATTAAAAGTATTGTAAGTAGCGTAGAAATCATCTAATGTCTTAACAATAATAACTCCGTTGTCATCAACATAAGCCGTAAGATTGAACATCTTCCAAATAGAGGTTAAAAAGTCTATTATGTACATATCTGGAATATGGTCTGTGATAATAATATCAGACACTAAGTTTAGTGGGGAAGTTATACTAAAATTTTTGGTATTTGTACAAGGTGCTGCAAAACCATTATCATACGAGGCAACAGTTTCCCAAGCAACATCTACGGATGTTAAAGTACTACTTTCTGGCTTAGTTATTTGTACTTGTACATTGTAAGATTTAGCAGATAGTCCATTACCATCAAGATTTATTGTATGAATTTTAGTAGCAGTTAAATTTGTCTCATTGTATAGTATATCTCCAGTATTTGTATCTATAACAGTTATCTCATACTCTTCAGAGCTTGACGGAGTAACCGTCAACTCTGCTTGACAAGTAGTGGTATTGTTGGATAGATTAATGGCTGTAAAAGTAAAAGACTTATCAAGTACAGTAACGAATTCAGAACTGCAATTCTGCACTCCTCCAGCAACATCTAATGCAAAGTCTCCTGCGATCACCGTACTTTCACCAGCAGCCTCAAATATTGTCCCATTCTCTCTATGTAACCACATATACAATTCAGTAAAGTCTGTATTGTTGAAAAAGTCTCTTGAGAATGTTATCTCGTCATATCTGTCCTCTATAGCTTCAATTATATGAAGTAATCTAATTGCTGGTTTTAAATCTTCTGGATGAACACCAGATGTTTCGTCTGGTGATATTGAGCTGCCTATATTTCTTGTATTTGGTATATTTGTTCCAGGTGGTGTTGGAGGATTAAGAACACTTGAGTCATAGATGAATCTATACTTAGGACTCACAAGTGGATACACTACAGCATCAGTATCACCATTTAAGTCTATTCCGCTACCAAATCCATCTCCAACATTCTGATCATTCCATTCGTGGTTATAATTGTTCAAGTAAGTTAGAGTATTTAACTTATCCTTTCCAAGCAAGTTAGTTAACGTAACCGTAGAACCAAAGAAAGTAAGCTCATATGAATATGGCTTATTGTTCTTCATTTTTACAGCATTTAATCTAACAGTACCTTTCCTAAACGGAGTGTGGTTTAGTTCTATTGTAGCAGAACTTCTAAATCTCGCATCATAACCATTTTCAATAGCATTGTTGTAATAATGTTTAAATATCTTATTATTAACCTTTGATGCAGGTATATTAAACGATTGAGAATAATCAGTAAATACTTTTGATATATCTTTCACATTCTGAATAGAAGATGTAAGTTCAATGCTTTCGTCAGAAAACATTTCTACCCTTTGTCCGTCTACATAAAGTTGTACAATCTGCATTTATCTTATGTTGTTTATAGTATCAAAAGCGTACTCAAAATCTATAGAGTACTCTATAAGTTTGTCTGTAACAGACTTCTTGAACCTTAGTGATTCTGTTTTAGGGCTTATAGGATAGACTGTTGAGTTTTCGTGTATCCAAACATTTTCAGAAAGAAGTAGCTCCTTTATTACCTCGTTAAATGATTCATCTACAAAACCAGTATTTATAGTAATTAAGTCTCTTGAGTTAGTATTAAATTTTTGATTTTGCGCAGTAGATGTGCTATATGAAACATTGTTAGTTCCCATAACAAGCGTATTGGCTTTATAGGTGTCTGATGTAACTTGATTAGAGTCATTTCTAACTTTAAAGAAGTATATACCTTGAATAACTCCAAACTTGTTTACAAAAGATACTTTATAAGGCTCATACTTACATTCTGTAAGGTATTCTATTTTTACAGTTTCAGTATTGTTATGAATATCTGTAATAACAACAGTATCTGGATTGCCAATAGCAGTAGCATTAAAAACATACTCAGCAGAACCAGAACCGCTTAGATAATTCATATCAGCACTTATAGATGTAGTGTCTACAGTAATAGTGTCTATGTCAGCTGTAAGTGGAGTTAAACTCGCTCCAAATGTCTCTGACAATAATAAAACACCGTTTTTGTAGTAATCTATAGAATATACGCCTTCCTCAATATCAACAAATACTGGGATGTATGGCAAGTCACCATCTTTTACATACATTTTGTTATTTGACTGTAAGAGTATATAAGGAAGCTCTGGATTTATTTCATCTTGAAAATACCCATAACCATCTAATACTATTCTTGAACCAGTAGTTACATCTACAGAGGAATCATCAAGAGTTTTTGTCAAAGTCCATTCTACCCAAGAAGATTGCGTTATATTGTTATAGTCGCCTGTAAACTCAATATCTATGTAGTCTCTTACAAGTTCCGCTATCTCAAATACGATAATACTTTCTCCAGTCTTATTTTCTTTCGTTATAGTGTAATTAGGGGTGCTTGGTTTTGAACCAAAGCTCCCCTTATATATCCATAATTCTAATGTTGCAGTTGTTATTGTTGCCATATTTTATTTTTTATACTGGACATCCTAATGTGAAATCCCATCCTGTACCACTCATTGGTGCGTATACTTTTACAGTTGCTACACTTGGTGTTGCACTTGTTTTATTAAATGTTGCAGTTCCTACTCCTGGGCCTTGTATTGTTGATGGTGGGTCTCCATAGGTTGCTAAAGCACTATTAAGTTGGTTTTGATAAAAGCTATCCCCAACATACCCTGTATCAATTACTACAACTCCTTGATATTCTACAACAAATCTATCAGGTACTGAGTAAGCTTGATAGTTTAAGGTAACAACACCTGTGTCAGAACCTAATGTTACATTTTGAATAGTGGGATAAGATGTACCGCCACTATAAGTAGAACCAGCTCCACAAGGAATTGTTGGTATATCAGTAGGACAATTAAACTCTAATGAATAATTGTCGTTTACTAATGGTGCTAATACATTTAAGCTAACTAATGTTGGACTTGCAGAAGTCTTGTTTATTGTTAGAGTAGTATCTTTTGTGGATGGATTACCAGTATTAATGTCCGCTGGGTCTACACCAGCGGCAATTAAATCAGCATCATAAGTATCTAACCCAATAAACCCTGTTGTAGCAGAATTTCCATTCCACTCTAAAGTAAAGCTAACAGGCACATTATTTCCTCCAATTACAATATCAATATCTCCTACTTCAGAGGTATTTAATTCATATATCCTATCACCAACGTCAATTCCTGTAAGCCAAGTATCTCCACAGTCAACTGAACTAACTGGAGTTGGAGGAACAACTATTTCAGAGTCTGCTACGATGTAGTATGGACTTCTTGCATTTAACTTTTTCATTATCTTGTTTTTGTAGCTTTATTTAGTTCATTCTTTAGATCCATTTCATAAGCTTCAAGTATTTGTAATACTCCTGGCTCTCCGTATTGTTGTGCAACTATTTTTAAATAGTTTGTTCCCTTATATCCAAATCTTTTTATAGTTCCCTTTTCAGCTATAAATTTAGCTATAGATGAAGCAGCTTCTTTGTAGTCTTTTAATTTAGTACCTCTATTTGGAGTAATGCCTTTGGCCTTCATCCAAGCAATTATGCTATTTATACCTGGTTTTCTTTTACCAGACTTTCTACCTTCATCAATAACTTTAGCGTATTTAGCAGCTAAAATCTCAAGGCCTATAACATTGTCACTTAAATCAGTTAATTTATATTTAAAACTATCTCTTAATTTACCAGTAGCAACAGTATTATCAGATTCTATTCTCTCTCTGTATCTTAAGACAAGTGTTTTGCCAAGCCTAACCATAGCTTGTTTAGTTAAAACATAATCCATTAGCAAATACTTATTTCATTAGGCATACTAATTGTAATATTTACTCCCCATCCAGCTAATTCATTCTCAAATCTATCCTTAAATGGCTCTGCTGAAGGTGCCTCAAGCAACTGAAGCTTCTGAGAGAACAAGTCTCCCCTTCTAATCTGTTCAATTACATCATTAACAACTTGCAACTGACTATTATAAACGTCTTGCAGATTATCATTACCATTAATCACATCCTTAGTAGGAGCATCCTTATTGTAATCTACTACGTCTAAAGCAAGTAGTTGAATAGTAAAATTCATTACTGGCCCATTAAACACTACATTAGTAATATTTAAGTGTGTTAATGGAAATATAGTAGTCTTATTAAGGTCTACTTCTGTAATATCTCCATAGGTAACAGTAAACACATTAGGATTCGTCCTAAGACGATCCTTCAACTTGTCTACTATGTCATATACTTGTGTCATTATGTATTTTTATTATATGATTGTTTTATCATCTTTGCTTCTATATCATTCTTCTCTTTCTCAAACGCAAGCCACATTAGACATTTGTGTAATGGAATTTCGGTAACTGAATCAAGTTTGAGGACATCGCCTCCAGCGAGTCCATATATTGACTGATACCAACCCCACTTTCTTCCAAAGCTTGCTTCAAGGCTGTACTCCCGCTCTTCTCCTCCTCCTCCAGTAAAGAGTTCATCGTATATCTTGACAATTTTGTCCCTAAACGATAAAAAAAAACAATGGCACCTAAAGCAACATTAACTGGGGCATCTTTCATAACGTCCTCCCATCGCTCTGTTCCTTGATATGGCTCTATCTCATACAGATGTTTCTTACCTCCAATTATTGGTCTGTACATAACAGCCATAGCTTTATGCATATTATCCCAATCAGTAATATAAGACTCTAAGTCAATGTATTCACCAAAGGACATCTTATCAAGGTTCGGTATAAAACCGAACTCTGCCGTCACGCCATCTGCACCAGTCATCTTAAATCTCTGCACCAAGTCTGTCTTTTCCTCAAAGCAAGTACTAAGCTGCTTAAGAACAGATTCAAAAGCATTAACAGGTAAATTGTAACTATCCTTTAGTGACAAACCACAGAATATCTCAAGCGCCTTAAGATTTAAGAATTCATTCTGCTTATCATTCTCATCTACATTCTTAGCAACAGATAAATACTTCTGATACTGATGCAACTTAATTGCACTCAACTCTTGTGGTATGCTTACTTCTAATTCTACGACTGCCATATATTTTCTACTTCATAGTCATTTATAAATAAATTTCCTATATAGTATGATAACTGATTTATAGCTATTTTGTTTTTGTCTGTAATTTTTGTATATTGTAGTATAAAAACAATGAGTAAAGATATTATGAAACCAAAAGAAAAAGCAGAGGAATTAGTAAAGGAAATGTTTAAGCCAAATAATCATTATCTAAATCATAACATAGAGGTTGATAGAGATATTGCAATAAATTCAGCTTTAATTTGCGTAAGAGAAGTTGTGACAGAATTAAATAAATTACCAAGTAAAGATTTAAGTGATTTGCAGTTTTGGGGAGAAGTTGAATATGAAATAAAGAACTATAGATAAACCTTATAGTAAACACATAAACCATAAGAAAATAATATAACAAATAATAGCTAAACCATAAAACAAAAATGGTACTTTATAGTTATCTTAGTATAACAGAAGGAAATCTGTATAAGTTCCCAAACTTTAGGCACACCACCTATTGGATCGTGTACACTAAGTCTGCTTAAGAATTGCATTACTGACTCTTTAATAACCTTTGTAGCACCCCAGTAATATTCAACTTAACCAGCATTCTATTCATTTATTTAAGGTTATAGGGGGTGCATCTATCCATTACTATACATATTAGTAAGGGCAAGCCTTTAAGGGCTTGCTTCTGTCAGCAAGTACAAACCCATTTTCCATATAATTTTCTAACCCACCTAACCGATTGTCAATCACAAGGTTTGGGCCACCCCTACCAAAAGCGGTTGAATTCATTTAACTTAGGTAATACAAGAGCCAACCATCCATTTTACGTCCATTTAACGCATTTACTCCGAGCCAGGTAGTTAACTACTTGCCAATAGATATAATGGCTTAGAGGGGTTTAAAT